TGATCTTCTTCTGGTACTGCTCCACTATCCATCTGGCTGAAGACAGTCGGATCATCATCTGCTCCCAGGAAAACATCAGAAAAGCTGCTCTTATAAACGTTTCCATTTTCTACGTCGTCCAGATCAAGCAGCTGCCGGCTTTCATTCTTGGTGAGAAGGCCAAAGTTCCATCCATCGATTGCCTTTGCTTTGTCAAATTCCTGGTTTTTCGGTACAATATCATCATACCTCCAAACCAGGTTTTCTCCGAACATCGGAAGGAGCTGGGTGTTGATTGCCTCCTCCCGCATCCTCAGTTTTGGCATCAGCACGTTTTGCGCATAAATGTACTGTGCTGCCTCCGAGGTTGCCCGGTTGCTGCTTTCGGTGATTCCCATGATTTCCCGGGGCACGCCAAAATGTTCCAAGACGGCATCGCGGATAAAGATTCTGCCCTGGATCATGTCCATGTCCTTCATGTTCTCGGCCAATTTCTGGACGGTAACATTCGTTTTTAAAAAGGTCGCGCGGTGGCTGTTGCGCACCCCTTTATAGGATTCATTCCAGGTAGCTTCCAGCCTGTTCCTTTGTTCCTCAGTCAGGTCTTCACCTGAAATAATGGTGGCCGGCGTTGCGTCGTTCAGAAAGAAATTTTTCTGAAATTTGGCTGCATATTCATCGATCTCGATTTCATCCGCCAGCGGCTCACTCTGTCCCAGCCCGCGTCCAAACGGATCGTAGGGGTTGAGGTCGCGCATAACAAACATATCATCGGCCGATACATTCATGATGCTGCCGCTTGACGTCCTGACCTGATAATACGGATACCCAAGATATGGCGTCATCTGCACCCAGTGCGTCGGCACAGGCCACAGCTCAGATGGTCTGCCCAATAGATCCCGCTCAATGATAAAATACGCCTCTCCCTTGAGCATCAGGTAAGTTTCAAACAGTTTCCACAGCGCAGCGGAGGAAAACTCATACATAGGATTTATCCGCCGCCAAAAGGTAAGGAAAGGGTGGGATTCTATTTCCTCTTCGCTGCCATCCTCCTTCACCCTGTACAGCTTGCCCTGCACAAACGACAGATCAGAGGCGATCCTGCCAACCACTGCCAGGCGCGGGGTCTGTGCATAGTACCGGATCCATTCCTCGGTATTCTTTCTGGGTGGTGAGGTATAGCGTGGGAGAAAGCGGCTGTTTCTCCCATAGTTTCTTGACGGTCTGTCCCTGCGCCAAAAATCAAAAATTCCGATGACGATTACCTCCCTTCCAGTGAAATGATATCGTCACTCCTCTTCATAACTGTGTGGACAAAATAGCGTATGTCGTCCATCGCGTGGTCGTTTTCCTTGAGCGGTGCATCTTTCCCTGATTTTTCGTCCCACACATACAGGCCAAACTCCCGGATCGCATCCTTGCAGCAGTCGTTAAAAAAGATGCGGCCGCACTGCAGGTAGGTTGCTACCTGCCGGATTCCGTTGATCACATCGTTGTCCGCCTTTTTGACCGAATAGCGGTCATGCCGGCGGATGCAGGTAATGAAGCTGGCAGCGGACGGGTCTACAATGACATCCTCGATCCTTCTTTCTCCTGCCAGTTCCTCCAATGCCAAATAATACTCCTCATCGGTCAGCTGCTTGTTTTGCTTTCTGCCGTCCCAGTAGTATTCCCGGATACGATACCAGCGTTCCGGCACACGGTTGCCTTCATCGTCCAGGTGAGCCGACACGCGGCCCCACAATCCCATCGACATCGGGTTGAGTGTGCCATAGTCGCAGGATATGTAATACTGGTCGTATGGCCGGTCCTCCTGCGGGACAACATGATATTCCCTGTTAAACATCGGATAAATAACGCCCTCTGCCTTGACCCATTTGCCAAGGATAAACCGGTCATAAAACACCCCGCTGTACAGGCTTTCATATTCCGCACGCTTTTCCGCGCTGATGGTGAGGTTGTCCTCCATGGTAAAGTGCTGATAAAATATTTTGTCCCTTTTCTTTTCGTCTTCTGGCGCAATCCATTCTTTGTAAAACCAGTGCTCTGGATTTTCCGGATTGCAATTGAACCAAAATCGGCTGCCTTCCACTGAACAGCGCGCCATTGCCTGCTGCACAAAGGATTGCGGCATCAGGGCGACCTCATCAAACAGCACGCCGGCCAGCGTCATGCCCTGGATCAGGTCCTGGCTGCGCTCATCACGTCCGCCGAAGATGTAGTATTTATTGATCCGGTTCCCGCTACAGACATAAACAACATTCTCCGCTCTGGAATCCTGTACCCGATACCCAAGTCCTATCAGCATCCGTTTGAGCGTGTCCAGGACGTTACGCCGAAATGAGCCAATGGTTTTACCGCACATGGCAAAACTGCAGCCATTGAACGTTTCCATCGACCACAGCACGAAAGAAAGGGACATGGACAGGGTCTTTCCCGACCGGATAGAGCCGTCCGCAATGATTGACAGCCGATCCCTTACCGGAGACGCCTTACACCACCACAGCAGGACCTTGAGCTGCTTTTCCGAAAAGTCAGAAAACCGGAAATCAATCTTCTCTGATCTCTGTTTCAGGCTTCTGAGCATTCTCATTTTCTTTCTCCTTGAGCTTTAAAATAGAATCGTTGAGTATCTGGGTGAAGTTGGTGACCTGTTCGCTATCGCCGTTCTGGTGATCCAGACAGTATTGATACAGCCATTCCAGCGCCTTCATTTTGTCGTACAATTTAACGGAAGCCCCGTCTTTACCCATCTTGATTTGGCTGATGAGCTGCCCATCCACTTCTGTTGATTCTTTAAACTTTATAGTGTTGACCAATTCCTTTAGTTCATGTTTTTGGCCGTCCTCCCCTTTGACCATGATCGGACCAAATGGTCCCATAACAGGCTTCTCTTCCTGGCCGAAGGATACAAAATCCGTGATATCCGCAAAGGCAATGTCCACATACCGTTGAAAAATATCTTCCTCTGTCAAAAGTTCTCTCTCCATTCGTTGTTTTTTCAGCTCTTTGATCTCGTTTTTTATCCGAGTATTTCCGAGTAATGCCGGCCCATTGGTGAGCGCCGTCTGATAGCTGCAGCCGTATGCTTTTTGATAGGATTTTGTCGCGTTGAAAGTTCTAATATAGTAAGCACAAAAAAGCCGCTGTTTATCGGACAAATCCGAATTTTCCAACTGCTCAAAAATCTGCTCTTTTTCGCTGTGATCTATCTCTTGCGAACCCTTACTTTTTTCTTTCCGAACGTTCGCTTTCTTTTCCGAACGTTCGGAATCCCATTGGTAAGTGTTTTTCCACCTCCGCACGGTGCCAGCAGGTAGCTCCAGCTGCTGTGCTATTTCAATCAGCTTCATTCCCTTTCGGTACATTTTCTGAGCCTGTTTTACCTTCTCATTTGGTGCTCTGGGCATCTCACCACCTCTCTCAACGCTTTATTATTTTTTTCTATAAAATTCTCTTTTTCGCTACTGCGAAGTACTCTGCATTCATATGAAAAACGGCATGAAAAAAGCCGGCTTTCTCGTTTGGAAATCCGGCTGAAAATTAAAAAAAATCGCTTAAT